GGTCTGACCATGCGCAAACGAGGGGAAACCAGTAGACTCATCTGCAAGCTGGCGAGCTTTGTCGAACATCTGCATATTCTCGTTAGCAACGTTAGGGAACTTGGTACCAAAAATCGCTTGACCCGGAGCACCACCAGAGCGGCGGAAGACCTTACCGGGGTAGATCGTCAGGTCTTGACCGGGAGTCAGGTTGTCCTCGTCAACTTCGATGAGGAGGTTACCCGACAGAGCAGCGTTGTCAATCGACATACGCATGAAGCCATTCATGACGGTTTGAGTATCGTCCATGTTTTCTGCAACCCCGATGCCAAAGAAGCTGTAAGGGTTGAGTTCGTAGGGAACGCAGAAGTAGGGAAGGTAGGCAGGTTTGAACGGGTTAAGGACAAAGCGAATGACTTGGTCGTTGCACATCCAGACGTTTACCGAGACTTGCTCGTTGCCCTTCAACTCCTTCGGAATCTCCACACCCTCCTGCTCAAGGAACTCCACGTCGACAAAGCCCCAGAACTCCAGAACCTCGTAGCGCTCCAGAGGCCCCTGCTGGCGGTTGTCTTCCATTTCATGCTCCCACCACTCAGGGGTATAGTTCTCACCGTACTTGATGGCAAGGTCAATCTTGTTGGCACGGAAGTGAGGACGACGCTTCAGGGCACGGAGTTGCGAACGAGGCATCTTGTGGCGCTCAACGATGTACTCAGCGTCGGACATGTTGGTGGCATCCGGGTCGGGATAAAGATTCCAGATTGACACGGAAGTGATATTGGGGGAGGCCTTGACCATCGGGGCATAATCACCATCTTCGGTCCAAGAAGGATACTCCTTGTCCACAACGAACGGACCCTTCATGGCACCAGTACCCAGCAGGGCACATTCGAAAGCCGTAGCCCTCAGGTGTTTCTTGCCGTCAGCTTCATCGATCTGGTCATGGATTTTCTTTTCCATCTTCTTGGCGGTGACCATAGCCGGGTAGAAAGGAATCTGGGTAGGACCAGAACCTGTCCCCTCCTCGACTTTATCCATAACCGGTGCCAGAGTCTCTGAGAGCGCCCCCAGGCGGCTCTTGAGATCGGTGAGGGTCTCCCCCGGTCGAAGCTTCCGATCCTCCTCAGACGGCCCCTGAGGGCCTCCAGCGGGGTCTTGAGCTTTGGGGTTAACATCGAGGTACACAGACTCCTTGATTCCCTCGGGGAGAGTCGTGGGATTGATAGCTAGAGGGAAGCGGTTGTTACCAAAGAGCACCTCGGTGATCTGACCATAGGCAGCGTTAACCTTGGTTTTGGTGATCTTGATGAAGACTCGGGACTTTTCGGCAGAGGTGAACTGCATATCGTTGCTGTAGATGCCACGGTAGTTACGATAAGCCCGAAGCCACCGCTGCTCATCCGCATGGCGCACGTCAGCAGCCTTCTTGTACTTCTCACGTACATAGGACGCAATGTTCCCGACTTCCGGATCGTAGGTCTCGTCTTCCTTGACATCGTCAATAGACGTGAGAATCCCATCGTCCATGTTCAGTTCTTCGTCCATCTAGGTCTCCTTAATATCCGAAAGTAGGGTCAGCAATCTGGAACCCTGTACCTTGAGTTGCCGGATCGTAGTCAAACAGGCTGGACCTGGGTTTGGTCCTGACACCATAACGAAGAGCATCGTACAGGTGGTCTTCTGAGTTGGTGTCTACGTCTTCCGGGTTGTTCTTGTCCAGAGGGATTGCCGGAAGCTGTGCAATGACGTTCTTGCAAGTGTTGAAGAAAACCAATTTAGGCTCGCCGGTAAACTCATCAATCATCAGCCGATTGTGAATCTCGTTCTTGCCCGCGACCCTTGACCCCTTTGAGCGATCGGAGGGTCTCCAGCGACAGCCTTTCTGGATCATCTGCTGGGCCAAGGAATCTCCTCGGTCACCACGCTGGTGCCAGAGGCTGCTGTCGAGTACACCGTACCTAATCTTTTCACCGCTCTCTATTTCCAAGATCATGTCCGCCAGGTCTGTTGCAGTAACCTTGGAGACGTAGAGTTCCCGGTAGACTACCAGTTGTTCTGCTGGAGTTACAGCAAACCAGAGGACACCAGTATGAGAACCGTAGCCATAGTCGCAAGCCCGAAACTTAACCCAGCTATCCGGTATGTCATAGGGTTCGATGACGTGGATATGGCGGTTGAACTCCGGAAACGCTGCACCTTCGTTGACATCCCAATCTCCTTCCAGAAGTCTGCGTCTCTGGTGTTCAGGCAGAGAGAGCAGGTTAGCCTCGTACATCCCGTCTTCGGAAAGGTAGGGGTTGTCGAAGAGGGTGGCGGGAATAAACTTGCGCTTGAAGAGGGGCTGGCCCTCCTTGCTGTGGCCCTTTGGCCAAGTAACGACTTCTCCCGTCTCGGTATCGGTAGCCCAGAAAGCTTTACCCGGAACCTCGGGGTCTACGAACATCTTCTTTACCCAGTGGTGCCCCGGTCCACCGGGGTTGCTCGTAGCCCTCTGGTAAAGCTTGAGGCCAGAACTAGAGGTGGTACGAAGACGAGACCGAAGGTAATCCCAAGGGAACGGTGTGGGCCACTGCGTAAGCTCGTCAAAACCAATCCACGTAAAAGCTTGGCCTTGGTACCTCATAACGTCATCATCACGGTCGAGGTAGGACATCCAGAGGGTAGCACCCGAGGGAGCAGTCCAAGTCTTGTCCCGTTCGCTCCACTTGATCCCCGGAATAGCCCTCGGATAGAGTAGCTTGGAGGTAGCGATCAGTTCCCTAAGTTCTTCAGTCGATCTACGAACCAGAAGCTGCTTAGCATGAGGGCTATTGAAATTGCGTACAGGGTCGGCCAGCATTGCGTAACTGTTGTGTGTAACAACAAAATCATCCGTGATGTAAAGGTTGTGTTCCCCCGACACGGAGATGCATCTACCCTTTGCAGTCCTGCCAGTGTCCTTGTTGACCCTGACTACCTTGCGACCAAGTTGCTTACCTACTACCCCAGTCTTCTTACGAGGGAGTTTGAAGATGTCATCAACATGCTCCCCGGTAATATAGGTCCGATAGACTTTTTGGCAAAAGACCTTGTCACCACTTACTCCCCGGTAGCTGCCCACCTTTTCGTAGGTGGTGACTCGGTAACCCAAAGACCTTGCCAAGAAAACAACGGCATCGTTTAGGTATGGGGACACGGTGGTAAACTCTGCCCTCGCTCGTTGCGGGTCTCTATAGCCGTCCGTATCCATAAGACCCCGAAGCAACTCTTTGCGAGTTTCGAGAGAGTTCCAAAGATAGTCCTCTGGGACAAATTTTTCTGCGGACTTTTTACCCAACAAGCCGTAGTGGCGAAGGCCCTCAACCAAAAACCCCCTCTCCTTCCCTACAAAACGAACAGTTTGCTTAGAAACTTTAACATCCGGTTGGTCGAAGAAATCGTAGTAAAAGGGCCAGTCATCTTCGTGGCTTGTGTAGCTGATGCTGGGGGTGGTTATGCAACCATCGCCAAGTAAGCACCCCAAGAGGTAAGGGGGGATTTTTATATCCCGCTTTGCAAATTCCACCGGAGTAGTGGTCTGAATAATAGCAGACTGCTTGCGCTCAGACATATGTTTTTCCATGTCCGAAGTAGAGGCGATTCTAGCCCTATCTGCCCCGTCCCGTGCTATCCTGTAGCGCCAGAGATGCTCTTCTGCAGTATCAAACACTGTGCCATCATCAAACTCTATCTCCCACACGGGCAGAGTTTCCCAAGCAAAGAGGTGAGTAATGGTTTGGGTACCCCCCGTGACCGGGTCGCAGATAACATCCCCCACCTGCAGGTCGGCCCAACCCTTCCAACCTTCGGGGGTCAGGATGGATTGGTATTCGTAACCGATTTTGCCGCCGCCAGCAGCACCTCCGTAGAGAACTTCTTGCTCAGAGGCAGAAAGAAATTCTGTTTGAGGCCCCGGATTTGGTTTGAAAATGACATCTTGAGCCTCTTGTATGTCGATATCAGCGGGTTTTACCTGTGCCGGAACAGAAGGGGCAGTCGATTTCTGGGAAATTTTCTGCTCTTGAAGGTCCGACAGGTGCTCCAGGACGCTCTTCTTCGATTTTTCGCATCGTTTCGAGGGTTTTTTGGAGTTTTTTAGCCGCGAGGTGGTAGCCTCTAAGACTCGATTTGTTCTTTCGGTCACGTTCCAGCCTCTTTTTTAGCCCCATATGGGAGATATAACGCCCCGAAGCCTCACTCAACCAATCCGCGACAGCCCTGTAGCTGTACTTTTTCAGGTGTTTCTGCGCCAACTCCAGAAGTTCAAGCTCTTCGGGAATTGGATCAAGAATATCCGGGTCTTCTTCGGAAATCTTGTACCCAAACGGGGTGGATCGATACTTATTGGGGATTCTTCTCCACTTGTTTTCGGGTTCAGGTAGCTCTGGGAGCTTGTAGGTCTTTTCAATCTTCATCTTCGTTCTTCTTTTCAGGCAGAATGAAGAGGGGGGTGTCGGACTTGACCTCTACCCGATCGACCTTCGTGATGCCTGTACGATCCAGAACTTCCTTTGCAGCAGCCAAACGCTCTTTATTGCCAAGTGCGGTTGGGTCGTCAAGGACTTTATGCATCGCATAAGCAGCCTTGGGGCCAGACCGGGTAATATATTTGCGAGTCATGTCAATGATCTCGTCCTCAAGATTCTTGAGGATTTGAGTGGTCGGGGTAGTAGGGGCATACCCCGCCAACTTCTTTGCTTTGACGACATCCCCCTCGGCCTCCTCAAAGAGGACTTCAAGAAACTTCTGTTGCTGAGGGGTATATTCCTTCATTGCTTACTTCCCTTTCCGAGATTGGGTACGGAACTTCTTCTGGGTGGGAGCCATCGAAGCGC